ATCACCCCGCTTTCCTCAAAATTGATTCAGCCGGATGGGCAGGCGAGCATGTTTTTTATCGATGATTACAAGCCCGCGCCGGCCCCTGTTTACCAGAAGACCCAAAGAGAAATCGAAAGGGAACTGAGGAAGGACATCGATGATCATATTTGTGAGTTCGCACGGACCTATGGATTTCTGCCCGCCGTCCTTAACAACCAATTCCAAAAGATGTACGGAAAACCGCGTAAAAACATGACGTTGACGGAGCTTAGGCACCTGAAAAGCTATCTCAATGCAAACCACAAGATACCACAAAAGCGGGCGTCGGGGGTTGTGCTGACGCCGGTGAGGTGGAGATGAGAAAGGAGATGACATGCTGACCTCAGAACAAAATCGTGAAATAGCAAAGTGGTTAGAGATTTGCTGGCACACTCTTATTTTTTATTTCGATGACGGCACAGTAAAATGTTCGTGTGGAAGAATGTTTAGATGCCCAGACGAAGGTACTTTTCATGTTGAGCAGGAAAACAATATTCCGTACGACTCCTGGGATGGTTTCCGCCTGATAATGGAGAATGGGCCGAAGAATCGAGAGCAATGGTGGAAGTTTGTAGAAGATAGGAGAGGAGTCGTATTTATGATCGAGAGATCGTCGTACACCCATATACCAGATTCGTGGAGCGTCAGGCAAGAATTCATCGGCCCTCCCTTCGCTGGAGAACTGATAAAGTGGATTGAAGGGAGATGAAACCATGACATGCGAAACCCCAAACTGTAACAACCCATTACCCCGATATGCCGGCACCGGGAGAAAGCCGCGATTCTGCTATGAGTGCCATAAAATCCGCGTCCGGGAGCTGGCCCTCACGTGTTATCGTGCCAGCCAGTCCCGGAAGGCGGAAGCGGCGGCAAAGCTGAATGCCCCGCCGAAGCCGAAACCGGAGAGGCTCCCGGATGGTCCCCTGGCCGGCGTAGACCGGGGAACGCGTGAGGGGTTTATGCGGTACTGGAGGGAGCGACCGTTTCATTTTTCAACACTGTTTCCGGGGATGACGGTTCCGGAGGCGTGGGGACGGGTAAGGGGGGGGTTGTGACCTTACGCCTTAACAGTATGATAGAGTATCAGGCACTTATCAACAGGATGAAGCATAGGGATGAGCCCGCGATCCCCCAGGAGGCCCCACGGCAGAGCAAATACAATGCCGTGATCACGGAGGCGATGGGGATAAAGTTCCACAGCAAGAAAGAGGCCCGTTATTTCATGGAGTTACGGTGCAGACAACAGGCGGGGGAAGTGCTCTATTTTTTGACTCAGGTCCCGATAAGGCTGCCGGGGAATACCAAATACGTGGTTGATTTTTTGGAATTCTTTTCCGATGGGTCCGTCAAGTATATAGACGTCAAGGGGCACAGAACGGCGGCATATATCAAAAACAAGAAACAAGTTGAGGCAATTTATCCCATCAAAATAATTGAGGTGTAGTTATATGACCCGAATGATAGATATCTCTGGAATGATTTTTTGTAGGTGGACCGTCTTAAGGGAAGACGGAAGAGATAAGCGTGGAGAGGTATTGTGGAGATGTAGGTGTAAATGTGGAAATGAGTCAAGAATAACAAGCAGTAGTTTGCGATCGGGAAATAGTAGATCTTGCGGCTGTATCCTCAAAGACCATCCACCAAAGAAAACTCATGGTGCATCTAATACCAAGCTGTATCAGGTTTGGAAAGGAATGATACGTAGGTGCGAAAATAAAAATACACGTCACTACAATGACTATGGTGGAAGAGGAATATCTGTCTGTGAACGCTGGAGGCATTCATTTGAAAATTTCATCAATGATATGGGGCCACGACCTGAAGGTTATTCCATTGAAAGAAAAGATAATAACGGTAATTACGAGCCGTTAAACTGTATTTGGGCATCATCAAAAGATCAAAACAATAACACGAGAAATAATCGGGTAATAATTATCGGGGGTGAGCAAAAAACAATGACGCAATGGTCAACTATTTACGGAATATCAGCTTCGACAATATGGAAACGAATAAAATTAGGGTGGAGCGACGAAGACTCAGTATTAACGCCGGTTAATACCATATTGTTATAGAGGAGGTTTAAGGGTGAAAAAGAAAAGGCCGGGGGTTAGCCCGGCCAGGAAAATGAATCAGGATTCTTTTTTTGGCCTCCCGCCCTTCTTCCCGTTCTCGCGGGAGGCGGCGGATTTGCGTTCGGATTTTACCCGGCCCATTGCGGCGGCGGCGGCAGAAATATTTATACTCGCCAATTCGCTAACCGCACCACATGCCGCCGCTGCAACAGCATGTTTTTCCTCTGCCGATAATTTTAAAAATTTCCCCAGAGAATCGGCGTATGCAGCGAGATTGCGCCGGTTATCAATAACGATAATAGCGTCCATAACCCCCTGGGCGTACAGAGTCGGTCCTGCCCATCGCAATAAATTATCAGTCTGCTCCGCTGTCAAATGCGCCTCCTCTAAAATCTGTCCAGCACACAGGTTCTGTTTTTCCGTTCCATTGAATTTCATTTTCATTCCCTCCTGTTTTATTTTGTTGTCCCTAATATATATCCTATCGTTTGGTTTGTCAAGGATTATTTTTGATTATTTAAAAATATTATTCGCTATTATATTAATTAGTTGCGCTCTTCAGGCAAAAAAGATGAAAAATAATTTTATGGGAAATGAGGTTTTGAGATGGCGAGAATCCGCACAATAAAACCGGAATTTTGGACAGATGAAACACTCACGGAGTGCTCACTGAGTGCTCGCCTACTATTCATCGGCATGTGGAATTTTGCAGATGACCGGGGCAATATCGAACGGTCAGCAAAACAGATAAAAATGAAGATTTTCCCCGCCGACAACATTGATGTCGAGCCGCTCATCCGGGAATTGATGGACCATAATTTTCTGATCGAATACCAAGTAGAGGACAAATTATATTTACATATTCGCACATTTGCAGACCATCAGGTTATTTCCAGGCCGTCTAAAAGCGGCCTCCCTGACTATGAGGACTCACGGATGACTCATGGAGTGATCACGGATGACTCATGGAGTGATCACGGAGGACTCACGGACGGAAGGGAAAGGAAGGGAAAGGAAGGGAAAGGAAAGGAGCTTAACCCTAACCCTAATCCCCCTGTTGATAACTCGGAGCTACCTCCGTTCAATCCGGACCCTGACCCGGAAGAAAAAAAGCAGCCCTTTAAAAAAACAACACCACCACCTGACACGACCGAACTCCAGGACCTGATCAACCAGGTCAAGGTGCAAAGACCTAAAATGCCGATTGACAACTGGTACATGCGTAACAGTAGGGCACACCCCGAGGCTATAAAGCATGTGCTGAGGTCCTTGTTAAAGGTCGGACGTGAGATCGACTATGATATGGCATACATACAAAAAGCCCTGGATGTGGAGATTGGCAAATACAACGCGGGGGATGAAGAGGCGAGGTGTAACGATTTTAAAAAGCCGGGAGGAATGGGAATCGGAGAGGTTTTGAGGCAGGCCCAGGCGGCGAGTGGTGGAGGTGGATCATGAGCGCCATCATCCACACGGCGGAGATCAGGATTGGGCGCGATGAGCGGATTATTACGGCATCGTATCGCAAAATGGAGGTCATGGAGGCGGCGAGTAAGTGGCGCCGGGAGTATCCGGGGAGACGGATCAAATATAAAACCATCATCGAAAAAGGGAGATGATAATGCTGAAAGGCAAAAAGTCTATATGCGCGTTTGTCGGTAGATCGGGAAAGGTTTTGATGCGCTGGATCACAGAGGAGAAATTTCCAGCGATAAAAATTGACGATGTTTGGCAGAGCGACGAGGATCTTATCCGGGAATGGCTGAGGAAGAAAATTCAGGGAGAAGTGGTTCAATAGAGGTAAATTTCAAAACCATGTCAATAGTCAAAGTTATGTCTTTTGCGTTCATCTGCGTGTCTTTTGCGTTCATCTGCGTTTCCGGGGAAAATGTTGTGGTAATGTTTGATCATGAAAACCGTCAAAAAGAGTTCTAAAACTGGCAAAGGGCCGAAGAAAACCGATAGATTGCCGACGCTAAACCGCAGGCAGCAGCTATTCGTCGCCGAGTATCTTGTTGATCTTGACGCTAAAAATGCAGCAATTAGAGCAGGTTATAGCGAAAAATCAGCCTATTCAATTGGAACCGAAAACCTGAACAAACCACAGATAAAATCTGCAATCGACGCCGAGATTGAAAAGCGGAAGGATAAGATTACGTTTACGGCCTCTCAGGTACTGGAAGAGTTGGCCCGTATTGGCTTTGCGGACATGAAGGATTTTATCCGAATCGATGATTCTGGGATGATTCAAGCCAATCCATTGGATACATTGCCTGAAGGGAAAAGCCGAATCATCCGGAAAGTCAAAGAAAAGAGGGTTATTAAAACCGTGCCGGGAACCAAAGATAGCTCCGATGGCGATCAGGTGTTGGAGTCAACTTACGAATTCGAGTTGTGCGATAAGGTGAAAAGCCTAGAGCTATTGGCCCGCCACCTTGGGCTTCTCCATGACAAACAGGAGATAGGACTCGACGCCGCCACAATCGAGTTTATTCTTGCGGCTCTTCCCCCTGATTTCGCCAAAAAGGTAAAGGCAAGACTGATTGAGATGGGAGATAAGCGATGATAGCGCCATCCACCTCCGTGCCAATACAATCCGCCGACCTATTCGCCGCCGCCATAGCCGCAAAGGCGAAGCCCGGAGCCATCGATCAAATAAGGGCACAATCCAGTTATCAGACATACAGGGCAGACCCTGTGGGGTTCTGCGAAGAAGTCCTCCATGAGGCATTGACAGACGATGTTAAGTGTATGATGGAAAGCGTCCGCGATTACCCTATAACCGTCGCCGTATCAGCCAATGCGACCGGGAAAAGCCACTCGGGGGCCAGGATCGCCGTATGGTTCTACAAGGCCCACAATGATTGCAAAGTATTCACCGCCGCCGCGCCTCCACTTGAAAACCTGAAAAACATCCTTTGGGGTGAAATCGGGTCTGTCGTTCAACGCAATCCCCAATTGTTTGCTGGAGATACCATTACCTCCCTGGATATCCGCAGGGGGCCGGAGGACTTTTTAACAGGAGTCACGATCCCCAGCTCAGGAACCGCCGATGAACGTGAAGCGAAGTTTAGCGGGAAACATCAGGCCCATATGCTTTTTGTCCTGGATGAGGGTGATGCTATTCCTGATGACGTTTACAAAGGGATTGAGTCCTGTATGTCTGGTGGGACCATAGTTCGCCTGCTTATTTTCCTTAACCCCCGCCATGCGGCCGGCGCTGTTTATCGCATGCAACGCGATAGGACAGCGAACGTTGTCCACCTGTCGGCTTTAACTCACCCAAATGTCATTGAGGGGAGGGAGGTCATCCCTGGCGCCGTAACGAGGGAAACAACCGTGCGAAGGATTAATGAGTGGACCAGGCCGCTGGACGAGAAGGAAAAGGCCGACCCTTCCGTCGTGTTTGATCTGCCCGATTTCTTGGTCGGCTCCGTAGCCAAAAGCATGGCCGGACATGAGTACCCGCCCCTGGAGACCGGAAAGCGAAAAATAATCAACGCCGCATTTTCGTACATGGTTCTGGGAAAGTATCCGGCGCAGGGGGCAAATCAGTTGATTTCGCTTGAATGGATCTCCCGGGCTAGATCCCGATATGATGTCTATGTCGCTGAACATGGAGACGTGCCGCCCGTTGGATCTACGGGAATCATGGGGCAGGATGTGGCCGAAATGGGGGACGACCTAAACATGGCCGTTGGCCGTTATGGTGGGTATGTAACCGCTCTCGACGGATGGGGAGGGGTTGACACGATAGAAACGGGATCAAGGGCCGTTGATTGGTATCGAACCCATCAAGGAATCATTCGGGCGAATGTTGACGCTACGGGAGTGGGGGCAGGGGTGGCTCCCCAAATGCGTTTATCTAATTGCGTAGCCGTTGGGATTAAGGTTTCGGAGAGGCCCACGATCAAGACCGAGATTGGGGAATTTCGGATATTAAGGGATCAACTTTGGTGGCAATGCCGGGAGTGGTTGCGGACGGATCCGGGTGCAATGCTCCCGCCCGACGAAGAGCTTATAGAAGAATTGCAAACCCCAATCTACAGCACAGACTCCGGAAAGATTGAGGTCATGAAGAAGGCAGACATGAAAGAGGTTTTGAAGCGTTCACCGAATAAGGCCGATGCGCTTTGCTTGACGTTTGCCGGCGCCGGTGGGTTCTTCGAAGATTGCCAGTTTGATGACGAGGCCCCGGAATGAGCAGGATTAAAAAGATAATCCATCCTCACGCATGGGAGCTACATCAGGCCCGGCTCGACGAATCAATTATCACTGGGCAGCCCCTTATAGAGCGCCCTTTCCACTACGAAAACAAAGAAACCGTCCAGCTGTACTATGACCTCTATGGCTGTATCGGCTGGCCTTCCGAGGTTTCCGATCGTGACGAAGGGATGCCGGGATATGCGGCAGTTGTGGGGATCGTCAAACCTAAAACAGGGGGGGCAAGGCCGCAAGATGCGGTGTTTCAACTCCTGGCCGAGTCAGAGAGTAAGGACGTGCCGACGCTGATCAATCGGTGGCTGGATATGAGAGCGGAATATGGTTTCGGAATTCACCCTGGACTTTTACAAACCCTTTTTGGCGATCCGGACCGGTTCATAACAGTCCTGGCCCTGAGAAATGAAAAGTTAATAGCAGATGGCGGAGATAGGGCGGCGATCCTTGTGAGCCCTCCGGATGATTTTTATTCCCCGATGGTGTTTGATAACTATGTCCGGGCGTTAAGGTCCTGCCTACAGCAGGGGTCGGCACGTTTCTATTTCGGGCACAATGAAATTTTGAAGGCAAAACTGAGGGAGTTTCGTAAGGATGACCCGGCAGTTATGGCAATAGGGGGCCTGTGCCATTCGTTGCTATCAAGGTGTGAATGGATGGACCAAGCCCGTGAAAATATGTTCGTTTTGGAGGAGGGAGAAGATAATGGGTGGTAACCCAATGCAGTTCAACGTGCAGTTAAAACCCGAGGACCGGCGAGTATGTGAGTGTGGGTGCAATGTGTTTATCCCCACGGTGGCCCTGTTCGATGTTTCGGCCATCATCAGCCCCAACGGCCAAGCAGGTGTTGTCGCCGTCGATGCGGGCCTGGTCTGCATGGGATGCGGTAAGCCTGCGGATATGGCACCGAAGGAAGAGGATAAGCCTAAAATTCAGTTGGCGGGAGGGTGAGATGGTTGAAATTACGTTTTGGCAGGTGGTGGCATTGCTCGTGATGGTTGTAGCGCTCATCGTCGCCGGCACCGTCGCCCTGATGATGGCCGGAGCCTATATCATGTTCAAGGGCCGCAACGCGGTTCCTGGTGAACGGTTTATCGGGGGCGTGCCAAAGGGCCAGGTTTTCACGCTTCCCGAGGCGGATGACGTGGGAGATTTTCCCGGTGAGCCGAACGCGGCAGAGAAGAACATTTTGCAGAGGACTGAGCAATTTTTGAAGACGTTGGGAGGTAAGTGATGGAGTTATCCGGCCTCAAAATCAAGTGCCCCCTGTGCAAGCGTCAGATGTTCGAGACCTCGGAGAAGTTCAACCCCGGCGTGACGCCCAATGGCGGCATGGTCAAGTCTCTCTATCCCCATCACATTGATTGGCTGACATCCACCACCACCCTCTGCTCAGAAATGACCTGTCCGTCGTGTCTGGCTCAGTTGGCCCCCGGTGGAATCCTGAACGTCATGGTGCCGATAAGGGATTGCGGGGAGTTCTTACACCAGGAACCGAGCAGCATCCCCGCCGGTCCAGCCGATCCCTCGGAACTGACCACGCCCTTTGCGTCGGATGGCAACTATCGGCCAGGACCGTTTGCGTGTTCGGTCTGCGGCAAGGAGTGTAAGAGCGAGCTGGGGTTACAAAGCCACATGAGGTCGCATAAATGAGCGAGCTCGAATTCTCTCATAAGACGGCAACCGATGTCCTTGATCACGCCACCGTTATAGCGCTTCGAGAACGGATCAGAGACGAAAAGCCGTCTCGTTTTAGGTTTTCCACGTCAACATATTACAGGTTAAGGAAGCTGATATCGAAACTCATGGAATCCGGACCACACGGAGGTATACCGTTGGTGGATAAGGGCATCCCCGAAGAGCACTTCCTTTTCTGCGGAGTTCCGATTGTTTGTGATTACGAAAAACGTTGCAAACTGTGCGGAGATGTCCTTGATGGCGCTTACTACACGATTACATGCTCTTCGATGGGGAAGGAGTGGGATGAAACGTATTGTGAACATTGCTATGAGATGGAATCTTTATCGATGGGCCCGCCGTGTGCCGACGGATGCCGTAAGTGCAATGAAATTATTATAAGGGATCGCCCATGAGTGAAGACGCCCGAAAAATAGTTATGGTCCTGCTTCGGTTGGCGAAGATGGCCGTGAAGCTGTTTGAGGAGTTGTTGGTAAAGAAATAACACATATCCATCTTCCTATCCCGCGAAAGCCGCATAGGAAGATAAGTCAACCGCGCCGTCAGGCCCCGTTGAGATTGAAAAATCATTCAATTTCTTCGGGGCCTTTTGTTTGTGCCCCGAATCACGAAAGGAGCACAGCATGGACAACCGCAAAAAGGCGAAAGAGGCGATGTTGAAGGCTTTCAGGGGGGCGGCGGAGGTTTTCAGGGAGAGGTTCCGCGCGAAGCTTTCATTTTCACGGTTCAAGAAATTGACCCAATCGTCAATCTACAGCCGACACCAGGGGGCGAAAGAGCGGGAGCGGAGGTTGCGCCAGTACCCGTCTCTCGATCTGGCCAGAATGGGGCATTGAGATGGAAACCCAATGGAATCTCAATAATCTTCCCCCAAAGGACCACGAGGACGTGGCTGATTTCGCTTACTCGCTGTTCGATATCGCCCGCGCCGAAAAAGAACGACTCGGGAAGAACACCGACTTCCTTTCAAACTACGCCCTGTATCGCGGCCAGCAGAACCGGCAAACCAGCGCACGCAAGGGCGCCCCGAAGCCGTCAAGCCAGAACACCATGCCGGTCAATCTGTATTTTGCCAATGTTGAGCGTACCGTGGCCAGCATCACGGCGAGGAATCCAACGGGTGAGGTGGTCGACATAGACGGGATCAACGATGGCGCCGAGAACGTTCTGAGCGTCCGGTTAAAAAAGTGGTGGCAGGACACCAACCAGCAGCAGAAAACCCGGCAGTCCGCCCGGACCATGGAGATTTACGGGATCACCCCTGAAAAACCTTATTGGGACAAGGGGCAGGATCAGCCCGATATCATGGTCACCGATCCTTTTGCGGTGTTCCCGGCTCCCGGAAATTACGACGACCTGTCAACCGATTGCCCCTACATCTGTTTCCTGTATCTGGATTTCGTTTCAAAGATGGAGGCGGAATTCAAGGTCTCCGGCATCGCGAAAGAGGACGCCTACGACCTTCTGGGGATGTCCCGCGAGGAGATCAAGCCCCCAACCTACGGGGCAGTCAACAAGACGATGGGGAATTATGCCGACGCGGTTACGGTGCGACCGGGTGGCCAGGGGTCGGAGGACAAGACCGTCGAGCGGTGCCTGGTCATCGAGATCTGGGTAAGGGACAACAGGGAAACGACCATCACCAAGGACGTGCCGTTATTGGATGCCGACGGCAATGCCGCCATGGATGA